GCTTTTTCTACTATGACTGATTGTATGAGTGATTACCTAAAAACATTGGAATCTTTTTCAGTATTATGTAAAGGTCCTCATCACATGAAGATACTAAGCTGTTGGATAAACGATATGGTAGAAGGAGAATATAATCCTCCTCATACTCATCATAATCTAAGAGGATGGTCTACTGTTTTATTTTTAAAAATTCCTCCATTGACACCTATAAAAAAAACATGGCCACATAAAATTAAAGATGGGCAATTAGGTTTTATAAATGTGGATGGAATAAGTACCAATTGGTTTACCCCAAAAGTAGGAGACTTTTATATATTTGAAGCAAAACATCAACACTCCGTGATGCCTTTTAAAACTAGAAATAAAAACGACATCAGAAGATCAATGTCATTTAATTTTATAACATTTGCCGAGGAAGAGCGTTGGAAAATAATTGAGGGTGTAGATGGAGGTAATATAGTGCATGCTAAATAAAAAAATTATTTTTTGTGCCATTAACAAAGATCTAGCAGATGTTTGGCCTCACCCGCAACCTGCTAAATTATTTGTTCCTCCAGAATATAAAAATCTTGAAAGATTTGAGAGTGGTAATATGCATAAACCTTCAATAAAAACATGTATTCCTTTTTTAGATTCTATGACAGCAGGATATATAATACCATTTGACCAAGACTATCTAGTTGATCCTGTGGAAAATGATTTTTCTGTTACTCCTGCTAATAAAGAAAAACATGACTTTGGCTTTCATAATAAAACCCAATTACCTAAAGAATGGCATAAGATTACAGGAGAAAATGCAGGAAAATTTCATAATAAGTGGCTTATTAAGACACCCCCTGGGTATAGTTGCTTATTTATCCACCCCATGAATAGATATGGAGAAGAGCGTTGGAAAATAATTGAAGGCATAGTGGATACCGACACATATATAAATGTAATTAATTTTCCCTTCATTCTAAAAAAAAGGGATAATCAATTTTTGATAAAGAAGGGAGAACCTATGGTGCAAATAATTCCATTTAAAAGAGAGTCTTGGAAATCATGGTCTGGATTTTATCTAGAAAAAGCACACAGCAAAACCGTTAATTTACTAAATAGTGAATGGATAAATCGATATAAAAACATGTTTTGGAAAAAGAAAAATTGGAAATGACTAATTTATTAGACATTAAAAGCTATATAAAATGCTATGAAAACATAATTGACACTAATTTATGTAAAAATATTATTTCTCATAAGGGAAAAAAATTTAACGAAGCCCCAATAGGAGATAATCATATTAATAAAAGTTTTAGAAATTGTCTTGTAAAAAATTTAGATGATAAATTTAATGATGCTGTTTTTAAAGTTGTGGGTAATATTTTGTCTAAGTACAGAGATGGAGTAAAATATTTTAGTACAGGATTAAGTACTGAAGATACTGGTTATCAGCATTTATTATATTTAGGATCAGAAAAAGGAGAATACAAAACCCACGTCGATCATTTTGATTTACAACCTCGAATTTTAAGTTGTTCAATAATATTGAATGATGACTATGAGGGGGGAGATTTTTCTTTTTTTGAAGGACAGTATGTGGTTAAAAAACAGGCTGGAAGTGCAATTGTATTTCCTAGTAATTTTTGTTACCCCCATGCTGTGACTCCAGTATCAAAGGGAGATAGGCACGCAATAATTACATGGATCCATTAAAAATAAAAGGATATAAATATATTAAGGATATAATATCTTTAGATTTAGTAGAATATTTATCATCTTGGAGTTTAAAAAATTTTAAAATAGAAGGAGATCCACAAGCTCCGATGTCTTTTTCAATGCATTCAAAAGACTCTCCAATATACAATCATTTACTTTATCATTTACAGGCAAGAATGGAGAAAGAAACTCATTTAAAACTAAAGCCTATTTATTGCTATAATAGAATATATATGGGTGGCTCAGATTTAAAACGCCATACAGACAGAAAACAATGTGAAATAAGCGCCTCTATAACTTTAAAATATTTTTATCACAATAAAAATTATAAGTGGCCTCTTTGTATGGGGGATCTTCCCATAGTTATTGAATCAGGAGACGGTGTAATTTATAAAGGATGTGATGTAGAACATTGGCGACCACTTTTTACACAACCAAAAGAATGTTGGCATCATCAACTTTTTATACATTATGTTGATTTAAACGGTCCGTATTCTAAATTAAAAAAAGAAGAATATTAAGAATAATGAGGGTCGTAATCTCTCCAAGTTTTATCCCATACAAAAGTATCGAGAGTCCCTCCTCCATCTATATGAGCAGCAGAAGCTGTTGATTGAGCTTCACTTTCGTCGAGGATAGCTGTGTCAATTTGTTGTTTTCTAGTTGTTCCCCAGTCCAATAAATCTTGAATCGTAGTATCTCCTACGGCATCACTTGTTGAATTCAAAGCAGTATTTCCTGTCATTATGTGAGTAGATGCATCTTTATATTGTATTTCATTTACACCAGAACTTCTCCAAACAACATAATGGATAGTATCTGGTAACACTGACATTGAATTACCTTTATCAGCCCATAATATTATAAAGTCATCGATGCTTATGGAATCTTTATTTGAAATTACTATTTGTGTCGCCATTAACTCTCCTAGTGTTTTATAATATAGTTAACCACCACGTAAGGTGAAAATGTGTTTGTGCCAGAGGCAGTAACCGCCCCTGTTAGGGAAGTCGTTACCGTTCCTGTTAAAGTACCCGACAGTGTATGAGCATGATTATGCCCCGTCCCCGATCCTGCATTTTCTTGTGTTGCTCGAGGAGTTCGCAGGGAATTTGGACCACCAAATTCATAGGGATACTTCCAAGAAACTTCTGATCCTGGGAAACTACCACCATATTGTGAATCGTGGGTGTGGCTCGCTAATTGAGCTGTTGTTAAGGATGTATTGGAAATAGTTCCAGTTAGACTAACTGCTTGGTTATTGGTATTGGTTGCCCCTTGGTTATTTGTCACGGACACCGTTACAGTATTCGCTCCACCCGTTGCAGCTAAGTTATAGGTATTTCCATCATAACCTTGAGGAGTCTTGCCTTGAAGATTGGGAACATTAAAAGTTGTTGATCCGTTTCCTGTGCCGTAAGTTGTAGAAATAACAGCAAAAAGATCAGCATATGTAGTTCGTGAAATAGCACTACCATCACACAACACATAACCAACAGGAGCTGTTGCTTTACCCCAAGGCTTAATTGCCCCTACTTCACTTCTATTTGTAAAATCTTGTAAGTTACTCATTAGTCGTTATATTTCAACCTCCACCCATATGTTGAGTTACTATATACCAAAGAAATAGCTGCACTGTCAGTAGAAATTGTCATATCTGCTTCAGCTCCTTGAATCTTTTCAGAATTTCTTGCTATAGTGATGTTGTTTCCAGATGCATTTCCTAGATCAATAATCTTACATTGATCCCCAATAGTTGGAGACGCTGGTAAAGTATATCCCATAGTTCCCGCATGTGTGTTAGCAAAAGCGTTTTGTCCTGCTGTTAAAGTAGTACCATCCGCTACTATAGTCCATGTTTCATCAAGACCAGCTAGAGATAAGATATCATACCAATCAGTTCCATCGGTTGAAACAAGACGGTACTTTCCGTTTGTAATAGTAAGTTCGTTTCCTCCAGCTCCTAGTCTTGCTGAAATGTCGGCCCCACCACTAATATTATTATAAATTCCATAAGTTTTTTGTGTTGCTGGAAATTGAACAGTATGAGTCGTGGAAACGGTTCCTGTGAAAATTAATTGATTTTGTCTTGCCTGGTTATTAGCCGCGGTATCTGGTCCATCGGCATTTGTCAGAGTGGTAGATGTCCCTGTTGTAATGGCGGGAACATCGTAAACGCCTGCAATCGCGAACTCAAAAACCTGAGAAAAGTTATTATTGGTAATGGTTCCCCATGTACCTGAATTTTCCCCTGTTACTTGTAGTTCTGTTCTAAGACCCGTTGAATACGTTACCATTTAATCTCCTAATACCCTTTTTTTAATGATTTTATGCAGCCTTGTCAACTTCTACCCAAACGGCTGTTTGCGAGTCATCCACTTGTGACCAGAATGTACCTCGTAATGTTCCTGTACTACTTGTAGCAGAAACCCCAGTGAGTGTAAAGTCAACATTTATGACAATATTCAAAGTTCCTACCGAAGAAGTAGCCTCGACGCTTGGGGCCTCATAACTGGTCTCTTGAGTGGCATCTCCCTGACTAAGCGTTAAAGAATTTCCTGTAACAAAAACAGAAGTTCCTACATCTCCTTCAGAAAGTGTTAAGCTATTTCCAGTCGCATAAACGACCCATTCGGCCGCGGCATCCACATCATTGACACTTGCCGTTAATTGATGCTCTGAGGCTGGTGAGATAGTAATATTACCATCCGCGGAAATAGCAAATGTACCTATGGATGAAGTAAGGCTCGTCCCTGTAACACTAATATTTTGATCCGTGGTGATAGTTTCTTCACCCTGGCTGATAGTTAAAGAATTCCCGCTAACAGCAAAAGAACCCCCCGATGCACCCCATTGCTGGTCGCCCCAGCCAATAGCTGCTCCAGTGGTAATATCCGTATCACGATTCCATCCTGTTCTAATTTCTACTGATTCAGTGGTATCTCCCAAAGATGAGGTTGCCCCCACGCCTGTGATAGCGAATATATGATCTGTATTGATGGTGTAATCGCCAACAGTAGACGTTAATTCTTCGCCTGTTGGAGTTGCATTCGCAATACCAACAGCCGTAGCTGTCCCTATGGAAAGAGTTGTGCCTAACCCAGTGACACTGATAATTTGATCAGTTACAACAGTAGGCGTTGCAGTGCTTGACGTGAGGCCATTACCTGTAGCGGCAACGGGTGCATATTCTCCCCATGCTCCACTGCCCCAAGTCTCTCGGCCCCATCCTTGTAGAGAGGCCATGATTTATTCTCCTTATGCGATCCTTAAAATTGCAGCAGTTGCTTCAGCAGCAGGAAATGTAATTGTAAATGTTCCTGAAGTAGAAGTTTTAACGCCA